TAGGTGCGGCACCACGCTTCATCACCTGGACGTTCGTTTCCCATCCGTAAATGAGCATGTCGATAAACGGGATAATGGGTTCAATTAATGGTGCTTCGACCAGTCCATCCACAATCGGTGACTGACATATGATGATATCATCAGGGTTCAGAAGTTCAGCTTTGTTTGACCCCACGGTCTGCCAGCATTCGATAGTTTCTCCATCTGGTCCGAGGGTTATTCCAAGCAGGTATTCAGTATATTTTTCCCGGCCTGGTGGCTGTTTTGCGAATGAATGAGGAGGGAGTCTGACCAATTCCTTCGGTGCAATTATCCCGAACTCGTTCTTTTCCCATATCGGGTTGAAAATAGTTGCTCCGTAAAAAAACTTGTCGTATAATCGGAACTGTCCGGCAGTCAATAACGAAAACTTCGGACTCTTGAGCAGGTTTGAGAGAATTAATTGGGTTTTCTCATCCACATCATTATCCGGGTTATAGACTGCCAGGGTCGGCTGTTTGGAAAAGACCATTGCAGAGAATTTTATGAACAGCCCTTTGCCGTAAGCAGTCCGCGAGAATTTGTATAGAGTATCCACCGTGATTGCGTTCTTCGCAAAATTCTTGATATTGCTGATGTATCTGGTTCCTGACCGGGACGGAACCGTGAGTGATGCCATACCGTAATATTCGATGTTTACATTTAAAGATGTCGCATTCTGTTAAGCGACTATAAGTATTCTGTTAAATTTAATCCGGAATTGAATTGGTATCCTCGCATGATGATACCTATCAGGAACGAAAAAGAGGTTGCGCGAATCAGGGGTTTCTTCGCTGTGCAACCCGTTCAAGAGCCTTTTCGGATATGTTCACCAGGAACTCCTCATTATGCGGGGAATATAGTTTCTCACTTAATTTTACATCCATTCGGGTATCCATCTCTTTTGAGACCTCATCCACAATCGACCAGCATCGAAACGGGAAACGAACAATAACCCGCCACTCTCTTTTTCAGTAAAAAATGTTTGAACTATTCGGAATTTCCGATAAGTTCAGTCATTCACCGTCCAGCACAATGGCAACAACGGGCTTCCCGATACTGGTCTTTGGCAGATAGATGCCGCCTGCCGTTCCCTGTCTGCTTCCGGTCTTGTCATCACAGACCTGGAATGAGTCTGCCTGGAACGTTTTGGTATATCTGTTGCCATTACTGGATTCAACTGTTATTGTTATCATTTATTCCTCTCCATCATATTTCCTATGTTTATTCAGTTTGCCACCCACGGTGAACGAACGACTACAAGCCCTACATCTGAACCTGGGTTTTATCCGGTCCTTGGTCTCTAACCATTCGTTGAAATACGTGTCATCACTCCCACATCTCGGACATGGTTCTTTATCCAGCGGGTTAAACCGCCGGTCATCGGGTCTATACGTGAATGCTGGACCGTCTACATACTGGCGTCCACAGGCATGACAGATGAATGTCTGCCGGAAGAACCCACCGGTATATTTCTGTAATGACCCGAAAACAGTTGGTTCTCCGCAAAATATACACGGGGTTCCGACATGGGATTTTCTTGGGACCATTATTCAAACCGTTTATCAATTTCTCCAATTAACCGGAGGATTTTGTTTTCGTCAAATCTGTTTAATCCCGGTACATCGTCTCTGATGGATTCTCGGACTCTGTTTTGAACATCTCAACCACCTGAAAAATTATTTCCGGGTAAGTTCCCGGTATTCTCCCATCTCACCTGATCGGCTGACTCCATCCCACTCGAATTCAAAGATATCTTCTGCTTCGGTTTCCCATGACAGGTACTGAGTCCAGTCCTCATCGTTCCCCCATGCCCGGACTGCTTCAATGAGTGACCGAAGTATCTCCTGTGACTCATCATCCTGATACCACCAGTTCCCCTGTGCTGCACCAGGGTCACTCTTCCCTGTATATCCGGTGTTCCGGTCAAAGAAGTTCACTACAGGTTCTCTGATAGGGTTCCACGTGACTTTGCATTCAATCTCCTCGTTTTCGTATCTGAAAACAACGGTTTGTGAAGAGGTCATCTCCTCTTCTGACCTGTATATCCCCTCATCGTTGATGATGGCTATATCGCCACCCTGTTCGATGACTGCATCTCTCAATGCTCTGGATATGGTGATGAGTTTCATATCTCCGTGAACGTTCTTCTGACCTGCTTCAATCTGTTTTTTCAGTTCATCCGGGTCATCCACCCATTCCATTGCATCTGCAATGGCTTCTTCATCTGTTTTTCCGGTTCCAAAAATTGCATACCCGTTCTGGTATACTGCCTTGTATGTTTCTTCCATGTTTCTCATCTCCTTTGTAGGAGTTACATACTATAGTTATACTTATAAGTATATAATACTTATTATCTGTGTGCTGAACGTATAAAATAAGTAGTTTGAAAGTATCAGAACCCGGCAGGGCCCGGGCGTCTGCTACGGCTTGACCTGATACCACGGGGAACATGAGCCATACCTGGTGACGGCCTGGATATCTCTGACCGGTTCAATTGAGCAAATTCCTGGCACATATAGCGAAGGGTGTCCGAACAATGGTCATTGACCTTTTTCGGCTTATCCTCTCCCCGTTTCTGTGCGTTCTCATCCCATACATATGCCCCGAATTCTCGGATGGTGTTTGTACATGACGGGTCAATGAACAGGGTTTCTGATGATAACAGTTTTGACACCTGTTGAATGCCCGGTATCACATCGTTTACAGCTTCCCTGACTGAATATCCTCTGCTGCGTAATTCCGCGATAAACGAGGTTGCTGACGGGTCTACAGTGATGTATCTGACTCGCTTGTCCACGAACCCGGTCATCAGGTCTCCGAGTTGTCTATCTGTTAATTGCCCGGACTGTGAGGAATCATGATATAATTCCTTTATGACGTGCACATTTCCGGTTGGTTTGTGGATTCCCCCCATGAGAAATACTGACGGGTTTGTGACACCATAATCCACAGATACGATAATGTTCTCCAGGTCTCCCGGTGGAACAGGTCTGACGTGTTTTGCCTCATCCCACATAGGATATACCACACCCTCAGCCAATACCCATAACCCTTCAATATACCGCTGATACCATAACCCGGCGAACTCCCGTTTCAATGCCTCGACATATTCCGGGTCCAGGTATGGGTTATCATCCAGGGTGAAGTGCCAGACGTTTGCTTTAATCAAATCCGCTGCATCTATCAGTTCCTGCTTCATCCAGTGATATGGGCTGTCTGGGTTGGTGGTGATGTATAATTGCGCTCCTGGTTCTGATAAACGGGTTTGAAGCATTTTCATAAATGATTCTGGAATAATGGTTCCTTCATCTACGTACGAAAATTGTAAGGAGACGCCTCTGATTTTACTTTCGCTGCGTTCGTCATTTGCACCCACCAGATAAACCCGTTTGCCGTATAAAATTAGTTCGCCCTTCCCTGCATTCAGACTGATGACAGATGGCGGGAGCATTTCGAGCATCGGGTTAATGATGTTTCTGATTAGGGTTCGTTCGGTCTTTCCCACCATCAGGCATTCTGCCGTTGCCTGGTTTTTTATCAGGTGAATCCACTTAATTATCGAACTGATGGTTTTTCCAGACCGGACAGACCCGTGGAGGATATTTATCCGGGCTGGTTGTGCAAGGATGAACTTCGCTCCCTTACCTTGCGGTTTCTGTAGTTTCAGACTCATTTTTTAATATTTCAACTAGTTCGTCAATTGCTCCGAATTCGTCTGTATTGTCGGCAGATGTGAACTCTTTTATTTTTTCCATGCACGTTGCCCATTTTACCATCGAATCAAGCAGGGAGTTTGTAGAACCGGCAGGGGGTTTTATTTTGGATTCCCCTTTCTCATCCATATCCCGCCAGTATGCCTTCCATTGCTGCTGCTTGTATCTGAGATCAGACATGAGCACATACCCGACTGCTTTCACCGCTTTGGACAACCCGGATACCATATCGGTTGCCATCGCCTCTGCCTTTTCTTTCACCTGGTCGTTGGTGGACCATTCCTCATATGACTTGATTCGTTCTGACCAGTTGTACTTGTTTGACCAGAGGTACATGGTTCGGACAGGTCGTTTCATAATTCGTGCAAGTTCCTGCATTGACCGTGTAGAACCCATGTCGCGGTATATTTTGAACGCTTGCCATTGCTCGGCCTTTTCCCCTTTTAGTCGTTCAAATTGTGGCGGTGTCATTGTGCAACTTTATGATCTGTTTGTGCAACTTTTGTTCATTCGTGGTTTCGATGATCTCTTACCACTCAACCATTCGGGGTTCTTTTCAATCTTCATCCCATAGTCATTAACACCAACAGGGATTTTGACATCTTCTCTCCGTATGAGTTTATTATTTTTAAATGGACGATAATCCACATGATGGTGCCACCGGTTGAATTTCCAGACAAGTTTCGATACATCCGGATGAAGTTTCACCTGCATTTGTGATTTTGGAAGAGTCCCTTCTTTACTATAAAATTGTGCCGTATTCCCACCTTTTAGCGTTTGCGTCCCGACCTTCTCTCCTAAAAAGGCATTGAACAGAACTGTGCACCACCCGTCTTTCAATGCTCTTAATGATAAATCGGTATCTTCATTGTATCGCCCTCTCCACCGATACGGGATTTTATTATTGATTAATATCATCGAATAGATTCTGGTATTAAGAATGAATGGAGGTTGTTTTTGTTTTCGTGGTGCAAACATTGCATAATTTGGTCCAGATTGAGCCACGTTTGTATATCTATCCGAAAAGTCCTCCATTATTCTAAAAATAGTTCCATCTGTGACATGGGCCTTGATATTGTTATGAAGTCTATAAAAATGTCTGACATTATCATCAAAGACCCAATGTCGTTCATATCCCTGTTCAATCGAATGGTCCCAACAAAAATTGCGAGATGCTCCTGGACCTTTGGCTTTTGTATCTCCTAAATCGTCACAGGTATCATATTCTTCATAATACCGTTTTGGCATGACAAGGATTTTTTTAGGGTCGATAACAGCAGCATATTTATCAAATTCTTCCTTGTCTATTACAATGTGATAGGGAATCCCAATCCGTTCAAACGCTTTAGATGTTAAACGAGAATCCCACCGACCTTTCGATACAATATAAAAGGGATATTTAGGCTCCATTGCAAACAAACCCTGTATCTCGGTCTTTATCTGCCTTTGGGAACCAGATATATTTTGTTTTTTCCGTAACTGTTTGTTCTACAAGTTCGGCAAATTCTCTTACATCATCCCAGGTCTCGAAATGAACGATGATTTGTTTCACTCCCATTGCATCCGGGTTATTGAACTCTGGCATCCCGTTCCATTCTCCCATTGGGTCGTTTACTGGAACTCCACCCCCATATATCGAATGGTCTGGTGAAGAATTATCATTGAAATCAGGAAGGAGATTTGAAACTTCAATGTCTGAAAACCCTGTTAAGTCAATATCAAACCCAATTTCGCCCAAATCTGAAAGTTCTTCAGTTAATAATGATATATCCCATTCAGCCCATTCCCCGGACTTGTTATCAGCAATCCGAAACGCCTTCACCTGTTCCGGGGATAAATCATCTGCAAAAATGACCGGGACTTTTTCTATCCCTAAAAGAAGTGCTGCTTTCAATCTGGTGTGACCTGCAATGATTTCATTTTTATTATTTTTCTCGTCTACCAGAATCGGAATCTTAAATCCGAACTCTTCTATTAACGGAACCAGTTTTTCTGCCGCAGCATCATTTTTTCGAGGGTTTTTGCTGTATGGGATAAGTTCACTTACAGGCAAATATTCCAATCTCAATTCAGACATAATAAGACTGGTATGAATATTGTTTAAAGAAATATTTAAAGGTGTTTAACAAAAAAGACAAAAATCAGTTTTTTATGTAAAGGTCTGCAAAATAGAATGAACCCTCTTTTTCCATGTATATCCTGGCCTTTGATGGGTCAATCTTATCCATATACAAATCTATTTCCATTGCGGTTATTGCATTATCCGTTAATCCAAACCTGCTGCATTTATAGGTGTGATAAAATTTCCAATCATTTCCAGGTTTATACTCTGAATAATTTATTCCATGTTCAATCTGATACATTATTTATTCCTCCTGTTCCACCGTGCAGACAATTCCTCTTTGCATTCTTCAAGCCGTGGTGGATATGTCAGATACCCACAATAAAATCCGCATTCAGCCTGGTCCATAAACGGGCATATCTGAATATTTTCCTTGCACCATTCTTGTAATTGACATTCATACCGGTTGTCATTCATTCCTCATCCCTTCCCATTGCGTAATATACCGAACTCCCTTCAATTCCGTAAATATCATGCTCTCCGATGGTATCAACCAGTTTATACCCGTCTTTTATCAGTTGTTCTTTTGTCATTGTTTTCACCTTGAAAAGTTAATTGGTAAGTTCTCCGTGGCAAGCATCCTCAAAAATCTTCTCGGATGATTCCATGATGTTTTCATACAGTTCTTCCATCTCTCTTGGATGCATGTTATTCATGTTTGTTAAAGAGTCCAAAA